CTGCTGCATCAATTTGACCATCTTGATTGATATCAGTTTTTGCTTTTGGTGTATATGTTCTAGTAATAGTTCTACGGTTGGTTGCTGCATCACCAAGTGTCTCGTGTATAATTGCTTTCTTAATAACATCTGCAGTGTTATAAGGACCGTATAGAAAGGTCTTCATTTGAAAGTTAAGAGTGTAAACAATATATCTACGCTCATAGAAACTATCATCCCATGTATCCTCATATGATACATTGTTTAGTACAACAGCAATGTCTCTCTTCTCATTCATATCAGGTATCATGTTAAGAGTAACACTGAAAGATGGTTGGAAGTATGGTAGTATCTGCTCAGTAATTTGTAAAGCATCGTCTTGTGACTTTGCCATGACACCAAGTTCAAATGATAGATTGTATGGTACAGGAACATACTGCACTCTTACCTCACCACCATTACCATCAACAATAGTTTTGTATTTCTGTATAGGAGATGTCTTACGAGTAGGATCGTAGTCAATGCTAGTCATCTCAAAGTACAATCTCGGTAGAGTGATTGCTACTTTTCTATTGCTAGTGTTTTCTTCTAGTCTTACAATAAATTTTTGTTTAGGACCGTATGCTAACGGTACTTTCATTTCTTCCAATACAGCACCAGTGCTTGGATCTGTGCTCTTCAGTGTAATATTATTGAAGAGTGTTCCAAATGCTATGATGTTCTTACGAACTATCTGGTTGTAAAAGTGATTACCTAACATTATATGCTACCTGTAAAATTACCAAACTCACCGAATGGATTACCTTCTGACCAATCAACTATATTGTCAGCAGCATCTTCGATTTGTCTATTTGCATCATACTCACTATTTGTATCCTGTAGTGTATCGAAGGTTGATACAACCCATACAGCACCACTGGTATTACCTGTAAGTGATTCGTTTGCTGCAAATGTTCCAGTCCTATTGATTACCTGTAGTACTCTTGTAGAACTATCCCATGACTTAACTTCTGCAGTTGTAGAAGTAGTACCACCAGTAACAGTCTCACCAGTAGTAAAGTCTCCTGTACCACCTACTCCCATAGACAAAGCAATAGCACTATCGAACAACTCCTCTATAGCATCTATCTCTGCAACACCTGTAGCAAGATCGTCTGAACCAACCTCGTATAGTTCTGCAGTGATTGCATAAAATTGTATCTTACCAAACTGGAAGAATGGTTCTTCCTTTCCAACATACTTAATTTCATACAAATCTTCTGTAAGAGGATAGTATAATAAATCCCCTTCATTAGGTCTACTAGGAACTGTAAGTTTCGCAGACATACTATGCTCTGCTACTTCCTCGTCCCATCTGTTTGTAGACACACGAAAGATTATCTCGTCTGTAATACGTAAACCAAATTTACTTATAAATTCTGCATTGTCTCCAAAACCCATTACATTTACAAGCAACATTTCAATTTGAAATTGATCTTGATACTTAGTGTATCTGACCTCATCCAATGTGCTATCTGCTAAGACTGTTTTGGGTAGATAGTATATGTCAGAACCAAAGAGTTTGATTTGCTCATCCACAAGATTCTGAACCAAAGTTTGTTCGCCACTGTGACCTTGGTGATAAGTTGGGAAGTAGGGACTTGTAGGCATTTTATCCGATCATATCCATTGGTGGTATAGCATACTTACTGAGAACCTCACCTTCGATCTTCTCAATTTCTGCTAGTGCGTCCATGTAAAGTTCTCTACCATTAAGTGTTACACCGCCAGGTAGTTGAACATTGTTATACTTGATCAAGTTCTGACCCCACTGTTTTTTTAACAATGAAGTAGCATATCTTTTTACAAATATATCATTATACATTTCGGTTGCATCATTTGGGTCTATCATACGATGAGCCTCTATCAATAGATTCTGTCCTTCTTGTAAGAAGTCTTTATCTATATCTAGATACAAACGATCACGACGCTGAGTATATCTAAACTGCTGGAATGAACCGTTGTTTAAAACCATATCTAGAGTTTCTAGATATTGCTTAGTCATATAGTAGTTTAAGATATCGAGGGATCCAAAAGCATATAAGTCATTTAAGAACATTCTATACTCAACACCAAATAAGTTAGAACGAATAGAGTTACCTACCATTCCAAATACCTTACTAATACCAGTTACATGAGCTGGTATGGGTATATAATTTGTTGCTTCATTCCAAGTTACAGTATCAGCACCATCTGTTTTTGATGTAGAAACAGTTGCTGCAAGACGAGTCTTATCAGCAGCAGTTATCTCGTGTACTAGATAACATCTCTCCATACCATTGTAACAATTCTCTTGAAAGAACTGAAATGTGTCGTCAATTACATTGTTTACTTGCTCATCATCTACGTTAACTTGCAAGACAGGTTCACCTAATTGCCTCTTGGCATATGTAATCAATTCTGTTTTTGTACTTGGAGATGCCATTACCCACTATAATCCCTTCTTAGTTATTTAGGAAGGATCAACGCTTGCGGGTGCTGAGTCAGGTGCTGGTGCTTCTTCTTGCTCTAAAAGACCTAGAGTTTCTAGTCCTCCTACAAGTTTTAATTTATATTCTTTTGCTTTTTCTAATTGCTTTTCTAACTCTATTATCTGAGCATCAGTCTTACCTATTTGCTCTTCAAAGTTATTTTTTAGTTGTGATGGATCCATGGTTATCAAGGTAAAAAATTAAAGTTTATTACGAATCTAGGTTTCTTTGTGGGTACGCTACTTGAATGATATCGCAGACCATCAAAGAAAACGCATCTACCTTTTACAGGAGATACTGTACTATTTATAGGGTATTCAGCAAGCGGTTCTCCGTACATTCTTTCACTAAAATACGTGTCACCATCACTGTCTGATGCATAGTATAGACATACCAAATGTTGATCTGGTAAGTCAACATGCATAGAATCATACTCTTTTGTTCTCACACCTGGCGTCTGTAAAAAACATCTACCACGTATGACTTTAGATATTGATATACCTGTATTATAACATGCTTCAAATACTAATGGAAGAAACAATCCAGAGTATTTACTTGTAGAATTACCATTCAATATAAACATATGAGAGAAACCTACTAACTGACTCTCACCATCTTCACTAAGATTGTCATGATACACCCACCTAAAGTCTGTATCATATCTCATAGTGCTCTCTAAAAGATTCTGATAGTTAGGATTAATACAGTTGTCCTTAATAATGTTCTTCATCTACACCCTCCACATTCCATATTAAGTTACCAGATACTGTTACCCGTTCTTTCTGTGTAGACTTGAAAGGATATACAGCATGCTTAGTTGTAGATGGAAACATAAGTATTACACCATTCCAAGTTTTATCTACTGGTAATACATCTGCTTCTAATTGAAACGCACCATTACTATTATGTGATTCTCTTTCTTCAGAACCATATGGTATGTCTGTAAAGATTACAAAACTCACAATACCAGTGTGTGTATGTATAGGATTGTATTCATACTGTTGCTGGTAATTTACCCACAGGTTTCTCAATCTTATAAAAGGTGTTACGTCTCTTGCTTCTTGAAAATCCCACGGGCATGTTTGATACACCTGTGACCATAACTCTGTAGATAGTCTAACAACATATTTTTCAAACTGTGGACTCCAATCAGATAGACTTGACTGTTGTTCTAATGCACCAGCAAGTTTATGATTATAATTCCAAGTCTCTTCCTTCCTTCTTCTCTGTGTGTAAGAAAGTAATTCTTGATATAAATTTTGTGGCATTTTCTCTGATAGAAAAGAGAAACTATTTTGACTGTACATCATGCGTATAAATCTGCACTTAAACTATATCGTTTTTCATTTTGAATACCTTTGCCAGGCATGTGTGGTAAGTTAGATGGAAAGATAAACCAAGTTAATTCTTTCTTAGGTAAAAAATATGGATCTCTCTTTGGCATAGGAAACATAGTAGTTCCAGACTCACCTAGTTTTATATACATTATACCAGATAATGTGAAAGGATTGTTTGGATTGTGTGAATGCATATATGGTTCTATTGGATTATCATTCCAATCTACATACACCCATGAATTTATTTGGAAATCAAATATATCCATACCCCAATATCTAGAGCAAGCATCATGAAATGTCCATTTTAATTTTTTAATAATAGGTTCATCATACTCTAAGAAGTCATCTTTGCCATTAGTAAAGGTAAGTTTAGATACATGAGCTATGTTTTTAGTGAGAGAATTGTTTTCAATATTAGTATCAATAAACTCTACAAGTTTATCTGCATCAATGTCTACTGGATATTGTCTAATTCCTAATACCATTTTCTTGTATTCTGTGCAATTATATTATCGTGAATCTCAGGATCACAAAATGAGAAAGCAATAGTAGTTCTAATCTCATTACCTATTAATGTATTAGGTGGTTGTCCTTTGTGTAACCAATTAGAAGGAATCAATGCACCTGTATTAGGTACATATGGTGTATGATGATACTCGTCATCTGGTGTTTGACATACAAACTCACCGCCCCATTCCTGATCCCAATGTGGTTGATTGAAGTATATAAATGTCCAGACATTATGCTCTTCCCAATCTTTATGAAACATTGTATTCTGTCCTGCTGTCTGTCCATTAGCATGTATCTTACAGAGTTTGATATCTCTTCTAAGAAATTTCATTATCTTCAATCTAACTGTAGTAGCACACTTAGTAAATATCAAATCAGTTCTCAATGGATGCTGCCATGATACTGGATCTCCTTTACCATAAGATGCATTATTAAATGTCCATGTAGCAAGTGAGTTCATAGATGGTGATCTACGATTAAAGTAATCCCACAATGGTATTCTCTCCTCTTCAGATAATACATTGTATATGACGTGAGGTTTATTCATCAATCACCCCATATTTGAATTGTGTATCTATACTCAGGTGCATCATGTCCAACAGTAGTTACTAGATGACTCTCACTACAGTCATTTAATACTAGCATATTTTGTTCTGGTAAAACTGCTCTGTATACATCAGGTTTACTTTGATCTTCATCTAAATTTAGATCAGCATGATCCATCCATACAAACCAACCACCAGCATTTGGATGCCAATGTTCATTCAGATATATTGTTGCACCAAACAAATGATGAGTGTCTGAGTGTACTCCAATACCAGCACCTGGTTGCCATACATTATATCTACATGTCAACTCCTTATACTCAGGTGCATGTGGTTTTAGATATGTTGATATCTCATCGCTGAATACTTTAGGAATATCAGTGGCAATAGTTGATCCATGAATACCCTGTCTTAAAAATGGTTTCCATGCAAAGTTACTAGATGACCAACAATCAGTATTCAACTTAGATCTAAAGTCGTCTACACATGCATTAAGTAATTGTTTAGGTAAAAAGTTTTTTATAATTTTCATACCCACCAAAGCCATCCAGTTATAATATATTTCTCATGTTCCTCTGATATCACACCTCTATGTTTATGGGTAAGTCCAGCAGGAAAAATTACTGTGTTACCTTTCTTTGCCTCTACAGTATACTCTTGATAAAAAAATTCAGTTCCAGCATTAGGAACATCATTTAGATATGTGATGTATACGAATGCTCTATCACAACCATCAGATCCTGATGCATCCACATGCCAAGTATAAAAACCATCGCCTGGTTTATAGTATTGAATCTGTGGTAGTCTTTGCATTACAAATTCTTGATTATGAATAGTCAAAGAGTTTAAATAATTATCAATAAATCCATTCAACTCGTCTTGATATAAATCAAATTTATAATCATTAGGTTCTCCTAGTGGAGCAGCATCTTCAATAAAAAAATCTCTACTCTTTTTTATCTCAGGCATGACACTACCACCACCTACACGACCAGCATAAGTTAAATCTTTTTTGTCAGCGTCTTTGTATAGATCTATAAGACGATCACATATACCAAGATCACTCAATGTATATTCTTTTATAAATCTCATTTAAATGCAGGTCCTTGTGTCCACCCAACAAGAGAATGTCTAACACCTTTAGTCACTGGTTTAACTCTGTGTGGAGTATCAGCATGAAATATTATAACATCCTTCTTCTTTAATTCTACCACATTTTTTTCTGTTGTCTGTATTTCAAATTCACCACCTTCAAAATCATCATTTAACATAACTGTAAAACTTATTTTACGTATCCTATTATTAGGTCTCTTACCTTTTGTCCAACCCATTTCATCACAATGCCAATCATAAAAATCACCCACATCATATTTTGTACGTTGTAGAGGTTCCATAAAATTTACATCTAAATTCCAGTCACATTTTGTATTAGCAAAATGCACAAGACCATCCATCATTGCATAGACTTCATCATTGTCTATCCAACACGCTTTTGAACTTCTATCTTTATGATCCTGTGCCTGATATTTCTTGCCATCCCATTGATCTGTTTTACATGATTCATAATCTTGATATGGTTTTATTGCTTTTTCTAATTGTGGATAGAAATCATCATCAAGATGGACTACCATATATTGATGTTTGAATGAATTCATTTTTGTAATACCATAACATGTATGCCATTCCACCAACCATTAGGATCTTCTGGAATTTTAGTTAGTATTTTTCTTTCAAATAATAAATTAAGTTTGTGTTCTTTTACCCAGAACTCAGACGATTGCACAACGCCCATAAAGTTTGCATCATCAATAACAAGAATAAACTTGTCCGCAAGTGCAGGAATTAAGAATGTAAGATTATCATACTGAACTTGTGGGTCGTGGTCTGCGTCATAGAAGATTACATTAGGTTGTTTGTGTATATCTCTAGGAGTCAGATCTTGTATTGACTTAGCACAAAAATATTGCTTCTGTTGTAGTCCTGCCCAGAATGTTTTCTTAGGGTCTTCGTATCCTTCTACCTCTACTTCATCTCTAAAAGGTGATATCTCTTTCTCAGAATAATTATCTATAGCAAATGATTCTACATCTCTATTCATAGTAGCAGCATAGAATGTACTACCAGCATGAACTCCTAGTTCCATGTAGATTGCATCAGGTTTAGATAATAGATTGTTTAGAAAATGTCTTACTATATTTGATGACAAACCTTCATACTTATATCCTTCTTCTACAAAATTACTTTCTCTTCTTGCTGCCTTGTCAATAGATTCTAATACTAATTTAATGTCATCATCAAAATGTCTATCATTCTTTTTCATTCTAGACTGAACAACAGAATCACAGTAATTACAATCCCAACAATCAAACTTACAAGTCTTAATCTTTTCACGCCATATATCAATAGGTCTTTCTTCTAAAGAAACGTCTTCAATATATTCATTAAACTGTGGATGTAAAAGTTCTTCATTAGTTTTCCATCTATTAATGATGGTCATACTCTCATAGAGACGCATAGCATTTTCTCTACCATGCATCTTGAATACATCTATACCAAGATCAACAAATTCTTCCCAGTCTTTTCTCCATGGAGGAATAGTTGCTGCCTTTAATGACGCAGCAGGATCTTTCTCATCCCATGTAGAACACGATACTCTACTAATACTATCATTAAAATATTGTGGATCATCTTTTCCTCTTACCATATTATAATGATAATGTTCTGGCATGATCGGACATCCGCCCCAACACCACTCATTGGAAAGTAATGATATCTTAACAGGTTTACCTATAGAAGCACAATATTCTTTTGCTTTTTTAATTCTAAGAAGAGAATCTCTATCACGCATAAGGTCTCTATCTAGATTAATATAATAGAACCCTGCCTTTGCAAGATTTACTATTTCATTAGGTCTAGTAACTTCTCTAAGAATAGTATTCTTTACTTTTAGTTCTGGAAATTCTTTTTGAATTTGACCAGTCAGCATCCATGTTGTGTGTGGTAAGGTAACTATACGAACACCATTGTCATATAAGAATCTAAAATTCTCAATAAAAATATCCAAGTTCTCTTGTGTAGGAGGAACTTGGATATTATTAAATGTTGCAGACAAAGGTATCCCAGTCTCCTGTGATACAAACAAAGCATTTAAAGTTGTCTCTCTGATGTCACCATCAATTACGTCACCCATCGCATCTTGCGTGAAGGGTGGCATACGACAGGTAAAATAGATGTCATAGATATATTCCTTGTGTTCTTTTAGAAAAGGAATAAATTGGTTTACTACAAAATCTTCAGGTAATTTTGTATTAAGAGGTAGCGAGAAACTTGCCATAATCTACGATCACTGCTTCCATATATAAATGTTCTTCACCAGGTTTATCTACTAAGATACCCTTGTGTACTTCTGCTAATTGTTCCAACTTTTCTTCATTTAATGTTGGGTATGTAATAGTGTCGCCACTTGTATCCCCTAATTCATACCTTTGCCATATAGCGTGATGAATTACAGGCAATAGATCAAGATGTCTACTTGTTGGATTAAAAAATCTATCCATTTTCCTCTTGTAATTTGTATTGGTTTTCACCCTGTCCACTATATTTATGATCTAACAGTTTAGGCATTACTATACCTTCCTGTGCTAACTGATGTTGCAGCTGCGGTGCGATCATTTTATTTAGTTTGTCAATACCACCACCAATCATACCAGAATACTTAACAGCAACACCAAGTGTTTCTACTTGATCTTCCTCTGGCATATCCATAATTGTAGTCATGTTACCAGAACCAATTCTACCATAAGAAATGATGTCCATTGCTGCTTGCTTGCCCATACGAGCAATCCAATATACTCTTATTTCATGTGGTTGTTCAGCACAATAATACTCTAAAGGATGCTCGTCGTCAACATACTTGTCAACAATATTTAAGAAATACTTTAACTCTAGTTCAGATTGCCTGAGTTTCCTTTTCCAAATACCAATATCATAATCATTTTTTTCCATATCAATTTGCATCAACTCTCTATCAAGTTCGTCAGGAAGCAATGGCATGTCCCTACTCAATCTTTTTCTAAGAATCTCTGCCTTTCTAAGACTATTTCTATTCTCCATGTATGCATGATACCTAGTTTCAAGTTCCATCAGTGCTTGACGGACTTTTCTCCATGGAGTTAATTGTGGGTCAGCAACAAAATGCTCACACTCATACTCTGTCATGCCACTATCAAATCGCATAGAAGCAGACAAAGTATCAAAGTCTTTCTTGGTGAGTGCGAACTCATCTACAAATGACTTTGCTAAATGTATTTCGTTTGTATCTGAACTTATTATATTTTTAACGTCTGCAATAATATCTGAAAAGTTAGCGTCAGAATTTAAAGACATAGGGTTCTACCTCATACTCTGGTTTACGATCCCAGTCAGTATCAGATATTGTTCTGCCCATCTCAATTGCTTGCTTTTGAGGCAACATGATACCAATGTGATCTTCATATAATATATTTATATCCCATACAGAAGTGCAATTTTCAAATTTCTTTATCAATGTTTGGTATTGTACTAGCATTGTAGATAGTTTATCTTCCCATGCTTCTGCATTTGTAAGTATCTTATTTGAAAGAGTATCTTTGTCAATATGTCTTTCAGCAGATAGGTAGTCTAAGAAAGGAGTTTTACTACCACCTAGTCCTTTATTCGTTAACCATTCTCTTGCTTCGTGCTTTTGAATCTCCCAAGATGCTACTTCTAGATCTGTGGTGTTCTTAAGATTTTTAAGACGTGTGTTAAATTCATCTTCAATAATTTCTTTTGCAAAATATACCATGAAGTCTATAACTTCTTTTTTAATTGCATCTGTAAGTTCGATAGGAACTTTTAAAACTGGGTTAGCAGGAGTCCATGCATAACCAGATGAATCAACTGATGCAGCAACTTTACCATATGGTCTAATTTCTGAGAAGAAGTTTGATCCGTTATACGCTTGTGCTTTTGTGACCTCTAAGTATTTGTGTTCCCATTCTTTAGATATAGTTTGGAAAACTGTTTCACTGACCTCTACACATGAGAAGTGCATCAACGAAAACATTTCGCTGTAGTGCAGTCTGGTATCTCCAGCACTTGCCATGTTGACAAACTGTTCTGGATTGATTTCTTTTTCGTTGACGATTAAGTATCTCATTATTGTGCTCGTTTAGCAGTTACAGAAGCGGATGCTGAACAGCAACCACCAGATGATGTTCCATAATGTCCTTTTGGTCTAGTAGCAGCTGGCATGTTTGTTTCAACGTCAGTAGAGTAATCCCATTTAGTAGTATGGTTGTTCTGCTGTCCGTCGTATTGTCCCATCATGTATCCTTTGTCTTGACCCATCATCATATTTTCTTCACCATAAGCACGAACCTTAGTTCCGTTCTTAAGACCAGCTCCAGATGATCCACTGTATTTAGTCCAAGGTGATGTAACATTGTTACCAGTACCACAATAGAAGTGACCCCACTTAGAAGGAAGTGGTTTACAAACTCCGTCAGGTGCCATGTTGGAAGACCAACCAGACCAATTATCGTTGGAATGATCGACGTAGTATCTACTACCACGGAAGGATACCCAAGATCTATTCTCATCACCACAAGATGCAGTGTGGTCACTACCAGATGGTGAGTTACCTACCTGATACATGATCTCAGATGAGTAGTGAAGTTTACCTACAGCAGAGTTACCTCCACCTAAGTTATAACCAAACTGTTGTACCTGTGCAGTAGCAGTTGAGTTTCTATCTCGGTTAACTGGCATATTCCAACCACCAACAGTTGTATATCCCATGACTCCTCTAGGATCGTCTCCTTCCCAACCATATGGTGAGGTTGGAGAGTAAGTACCACCGCCTGGGTTTGATCCAGTAGTACCAAACATTCGTCTCATACCTGTGTGTAGGTTGATCGAATCTGTAAAGTTGGAAGATCCCGTGAATGCGTTAATGCAACCATGACCATAACCGAAGTAATCACTCCATGTACAGTCAGCGTAAGTAAGTGCTCTAGTTAATTGTTCTCCACAATAGAAAGTAATATCATTTGCATGCCATGTTTTATTAACCGTTCTCCAAGGATTAGATCCTTTATACCCCGCCACCAGATAACCGTGTGTTATCAAACTTCTATATCTGAATCCTGTTAAAGGTGCAGACGCAACTGTTTGACCAGGATACGCCCAGAAAACACCGTTACTACCATCAGATACTAGATACGAACCTCTAGTTACATCAGCTGGTTCTGGAATACCACCACCAACTTCGTCCCAATCAGATCCATTCCAAATTTGTGCCTTACCTTCAGATGTATTGAAGATTAATTGACCTACGTTTGGTGATCCTGGTCTATTCGAGTTTGTAAAAGATGGCAGCTTAAGACCTTGCGTCGTTAAACTCGCATTACCTGTTAAAACTGTTCCAACTGTTAACTGAGACATGGTTACACTACTTTCCTATAAGTTTATTTATGGTTTTGGATGTTGTTCTTTTACATCCTTCACATGTGCATACCAAAGTGATGTTTCTTTACCTGGTATACGACCCTCATCAATGTCATGCCAAAGCATATCCAATTGATCTGCATAAACATTAAAATTTGCTCTTCTTGCAAGATCGTATGGAGGTTCTGGTAATTCTTTTTTCTTAACTTGTCCAATACCACTATCATAGTGGTAGTCAATTGCTCCAAGTTTTTCATCAATTTCATAAGGACCGTCTGCCCATATAAAATCTTCGTGGACTTCAAATCTTACATCTGAACCACCTTTTAGTATTTGTACAACTTCTCCGTTGTATTTATTGATTAGTGACTGATACATGATTATGTGTAATTATAAACGATAACGCATCCTGCACCACCATAGGAGTTGCCATATGCAAAACTGTTTTGTGAATAGTAACCATAACCGCCTCCAGATCCCCACTGACCATGAGTAATCTCTTCTTGGTTATTGGCATAGTGATGTGAACCACCAGCTTTGTGCCAGAAACTGGATCCAGAACCACCTTCTCTATCTGCTCCGTGTGCCATTTCACCACCACCGCCAGGTAAATTAATGTCGCCACCAGAAGCGTTTCCACCAGGTCCTCCCTGATATGGGTTATCAGTCTGACCACCTTGTCCACCAGTCGCAGTTACATAAGAACCAAAGGATGAAGTTCCTCCAGTTCCACCTCTACCACCGTTACGAGCATAACCTCCACCACCACCATAACTGTAGTTTACAGAGTTTACAGTAGATACATCAATATATTTGATAGCAGTTCCACCTCCACCTCCACCAGCACCACGGTAAGAGTTGTCATTAACTCTTGCTCCACCGCCACCACCTGTACAATAGACAAGAACATGAGCACAACCAGTTGGTTTAGTCCAAGTTCCTGATCCACCAGAGGTTGACTTAGAGTTCCATGTACCATCTTGAGAAGTAAATGTTTGAATGCTTATCAAAGCACCAGGTGTCGCCATAGGTTCATAACTACTTCCATTCCATATTCTCAAGTTGTCGTTTTGCAGATCCATTATTTGAACACCAGCGGTGTTTTGGATCTGGTCTACTTTTAAAATACCTGCCATCTTTTGATTCCTTTATACAATAGCCCAGTTACCACTATTATTTATAGTCACTGTATAACCGTTAGCAATAGTGATAGGTCCTGCACTTACACAGTTGACATTTGCTGGTACAGTTACGTTTTCAGAAACTGTATTTGAGTTTGCCTTGAATATTCCATAAGAGTCAATCCACTGCTTAACACCGTTAGCATAAAGAACAGATGTGTTCTGTCCACCACTAAATGTGGAACCTTCAATGTTAACTCCACCAAGAACATGTAGATCATATGTAGGATCTTGTTTCTTGATTCCAACTCTGGATAGTCTGTAAATATCTAGATTGTTAGATGCTTCTGTCCATCTAGATGTTACGAATTCAGAGTTATTCTGGAACAACTGACCATTGATGTTCATGTCACCTTGAACATTCAAGTAGTAACTTCTAGTTGTGTTTGATTCAGAGTCAACACCAGATATTGCTGATGTATTGATACCAACTCTTCTGTCACCTCTTACATAAATTGCAGGAGTGCCATCCCAGTTCTGACCACCATTGTTTGTAGATGGTGTTATTTCAAACGCATTACTGTGACCAATCTGGTTACCAATTCTAAAGTTCCTTTGTGAGTTAGAACCTAAGAAGTATAATGGTGCACCAGAGTTATCATTAGCACTGTCAATAGTAAGAGCACCTGAGAACATTCCAGTTCCACCAACTTCAAATGTGAAATTTGGTAAACGATTTATACCAACACCCATTCTTCTGGATGCATGGATATCACCAACTACTCTGAAACCTAATAATGTTTCTGTACCTTCAACTTGGAACTGTTCGTTGTAAGAACCAAAACCAGTAGTAGCATCACCATGCTGATAGAAGAATCTACCTTGCTGAGTAAATCCGCTAGTTTGATCACTGAATCTAATTCCTACACCAACATTGTTGGTAGTACTGCGGATCATGACACCGCCATCACCTCTAACGTCTAGAGGAGCAGCTGGAGATGTAGTGTTTATTCCGACCTCATTAGCGGATACATCAACAAATAATACACCACTATCAACACTAAGATCATTTGCAATGTTAACTATGCTATTGAGATTTGTAGTACCAGCAACTGTAAGTGTTGAAC